CTTGGTAGTTATAAATGTGTTTAAATCTAAACAAGTCTTTAATATTACTCTTAATTCCTAATATTTCTACTCTTGCTAATTTACTATTAAATGTAGAATAATCAATCTCTTTTTTATCTAAATATCGGTAACCATCCTTTTCATAATATTTTTTATTTAATTTGTCTTCATCGCATTTATAATCACATTCTTCAAAATCACAAATAGCTGGACAAATTTTTTTACCTTTTTTAAGATTTTCTAATGTAGGTTTAACACAACCTTTATATTTTTGTATTTCTTCTGGAAATTTATTATTGTAAAGTAATAGAGGGCAATCAATTGCTATTTCCTTTAAACTTCTCTCTACTTTTTTTACCAACAAATATTTTAATTCAGCTTTTTGGTATAGAACTTCATCTGTACTTAACCCAGATTTAAGTGAAGCTGCATATCTGTATACATTTACTTTAGGAAATCTATTTTTATCATTAATAACTGCTAAATGTTTACACATTCTAATACCTCTCCCAATAACTTGGTCTACTTTACCTAAAGTATAATGTACATCAAGAATGTGAATCTCTCTAATATTCTCTAGAGTAATTCCTTCATTCATAACTTTAGTACCTAAAATAAACTTGAGATATTTTCCATTTTTATTACCAGGATTATTAAATATTTCTCTAATAATCTTTTGTTTAATTTCAGGTATATCTTCTCCAGTATCATCAGTACCACCTGTAATAAGTAAGAATGTAGCTGGTTTAAATTCTGTTATATTCTGTTCCTTTTGCATTTGACTATATGTCTTTCCTGTTTTATAATCGATTGTATTATCTTTAATATCATAATCGTTCGGATTTTCTTGATATTCTAAATAGCCATTTTCTTTTAAAGCATCGGCAAAAATTTCCATACCACCCGCTTTTACTAGATTAGAATAAACAAATGCAGTCCCGGTACCTTTATAACCTTCTACTAATTTACTTAATCTTTTTATTGTCTTGTAAAATTTTACAGAGAAATTTTTTAAATATTTAAGATTAAGTATTAGTCTATTTTCTGTTTCATACATAAAATTTATCTCTTCATCTCTTGATAATTTACCGTTAAATACTTGTTTATTAATTAGTTTAAGGAGATTACCCTTCTCGTTTGTAAGTTGCGAAACAACACGATTCATACCATCTGTTGAATAATATCCAATAATTTGTTTCTTATTTGCATCTAATCCCGGGAAAACAAAATTTGCTGCAGCACTTGATGTTTTACTAAGTGAATCATCAAAATTTTTAACGGTATTCTCATAAGATTCTAATTGAAATGGTTCCATATTACATTTAACAATAGGAGTAAAAAGCAAACCATTTGGAATTTTTCCTTTATCAATTCTCTTAGCAAATGTAAAAGGAATGTTACCTCGATAAAATGATATATAACCTCTTGCTTTTTCCTTCAAGTATTCTAAACCATCTGGTTTAAATTGCATTAAATAGTTTTTTTCACTAGTAAAAATTTTGTCTCTTTTAATTGGATCATCTATTGGTCTTAAAAAATTTAACAAATCCACAATATCATCAGCTAAATTTTTCATAGGTGTTGCAGTTAATAATACAACCTTTAGATTTTGTGATATTTTAATAATTTTTTTCAATGCTTCTCCATATTCATTATTAGTAAGATTATGAGCTTCATCTACAATTATTATTGAATTATCCATATTATTAATTCTATCAACAACTAATTCTCTTTCAACTTCACCTTCTTGATTTCTTCTATAAGTAGATTTAATTTTATTATCATTATCTATTTTTTTTTCTAATATTTTTTCTCCAAGTACTTTTTTATAAAATGTTTTGTATGATAATATTTTATAATTTTGAAGTGAACTATAAATTCCAATTTTTCTTTCTCTATCTTGTTCAGCTTTATTTAATTGTTGTAAAACTTCTTTATTCTTAATATACGTTTCGCCTGTACAATTTAGTAATTCACCTTTAAAATTTTCCCGAGTATTAGGTCCTGGTATTAAAACAAAAATACGAGTATTATATTTTTTAACTTGTTCTTTAAATTGTTCTGCAATTGATATTGCAGCACATGTTTTTCCTGTACCAGTACCATGCATAACTAATACGCCATTATAGGGTGTTTCTGGATTTAATAAATTTGCTAAAATAGCCTGTTGTTGTCTAGGTTTGACTTCTGGTTTACATATTTGTTCTCTATATTTTTTAACTTCATCGTATGTTTCCATAATTTGTCTTTTTGGTATTCTATGATATTGAAATTCTCTTTTTTTATAAATTTTAGATACAATTTCTTTATCATCAGGTTCAGGATATGAATAATCTATATTTTTAACTTCTTTATCTTTATTTGACATAATATTATAATCGTAGATAAAATTTTTTTAGCAAATATTTATATATTTATTTTATTATTAATAAATAGTTTTTAAACGAGAAAATTCGGTTAATCTAGAATAATACTATAATGTTTTTATAATGGAAGAAAAAACTTTAACAACCCGAAAATATAATTCTAATTCTAGAAGAAAAATTCTAGATAAAATAAAAACAATTAAATCCAATGAAGAACTAGTGGATATTTTTAAAATAGTTAATAGAGATATTGGTAATGACTATTCTGAAAATAATTCAGGTATTTATTTTAATATGAATTTATTAAGTGATGATGCAATAAATGAAATATTAGAATTATTACAAGTAAATACAATTTCAGAAACTGCAATTGAACCTACAGATGATAAACTAATATATAAAACATATTCTGAAAATAATATCGAAGGTTATAATAGTATTGGACCAAGATTAAGTAATCAAGAAAAATCAATCCTAAAACAGTCTAAGAATATAAATTAATATTTCATATTAATACCCCCATTTTTTAATTTGAATTTAATATCATTAATATTTTTTTTACCATTTAAAAATTGGAATAATGTACTACATAAATCTGGATATATTTTTTTTAATAAATGTATTGTTCCAGATGTTATTTTATAATAATTATTATTTCTGACTAATTTTCTAGAATTGAGAATTAACTCATTACTTTTGTATTCTCTAAAATTAACATCACTTGATATATATACAGACTCATCATCATTATTTATTAAAGTTAAGTCAATCTTGCGATTGGATTCTAATAAAAAATAAGATGATACAGGAATATTTAATCCTAAATATGGATTATAAACCATGTCATTTTTTACCAAATATCTATTAATTTTTACTAATTCGTCTAAATTATTAGGTAGTTGAATTTTGTTTTTCTTTACAAAAGTTTTAATAATATAATAACCGGGTAAACAATAAATATAATTTTCATCAGAGAATGATACTAGTCCCATTATTTTTTCACGACTATCATAAAGTGGTGTACCGGATAATATTTTTCCAGGAGAATCATTTTTAATTTTAATATAAACAATTTCTGGATATTTTGGTAGAAAACCAAAATTATAAAAACAAAATTCATGAACAATTGCTTTTTCATTTTTAATAAATAGAATAGAACCAATATTTGGAAGTTTGGTACTTATCTTTTTAAATATTTTTGTTTCTTTTGAAATTTCATCAGATTTAAGAATTAATAACTCATTCCAGTTTGAATGAATACAAATAGAAAATGTTGTTTTATCATTAATAATATTATGTTTAATAGGAAGAAAATTATGAGAAGTAATAGTATATAATTTGTTATTCCTTCTTATAACGAATGATTCGGTTTCAATAAAAGTATTTTCTTTACTTTTATTAAAATCAAAAGAATCGATTTGGATTAATAGTTTGCTTGACATTCGATTAGTCGTTGAGTCTTACTATGTAATTGATATTATTATCAATCTTTTATGTATACGCCCTTATATTTTTAACTATATTATCGATATATTTGTTCAGCACTCTATCATAATCCGGATTTAAAATATCTTCTATACCACCTTTCCAAATAATTGAATTTAAATTCCAGTTATTTTTAATTCCAAACACAATTGAATCCCAATATATTCCTTTCATTTCAATTATTTCTTTCAGGTTTGTTTCCATATTTGTATAAAGATAAATATTTTTAAATTGTTTAGGATTATAATACAATGGATTAGTGTTAATCAAGTCATTAACACTTATATTACTTATAATTTGAATATTCGCTGTTTTACTTAGTCCAAGATACAATAATATTGGACCAGGATTTGTAACAAAAGAAGAATATTCAGATGAATATCTATTTAATGGTTCTATATTAATTTGTTCAGTTGTACTCATTAGTGTATAATCACTATATATGTCAGTTTTAAAAACAATACGAGTAGAGTTACCTGCTAAAAATGAGCAAAGTATTTTATCAAAATGTGATAAACCTGCATATTTAGATTTAAAATTTGTTTTAAAATTATCATCAATCCATTCAAAAACATTCTTTACTTTCATTTTCTTGTCTTGATCTTTATCGATATTATTAATATTCCTCTTTAGTTTAAAATATCCTAATAAGAAATTATGTATTGTATCAAAATTTAAATAATTAATACTGCAAAAATTCTTAATATTGGGTAAATTTATTTTAATATCATTTTTAATATCATCATCTACTTTTGAACTTGAATCTAACCATGATTGAAACCCAGTCTCACCTCCTAAATTTCCATTATCTTGAAGTTGTTTTAAAATATTCCAATCATCTGAAAACTTTTTATTTGGATCTAAAACATTGTCAATACCTTTAATATGTTTTTGAAATTCGGGTTTAATTTCATCTTTAAACTGGGTTTTATATATATCGAATTGGTCTGTTTTATTACCTTTAACATCTAAATTAAATATTTTTAAATAATAAAATGTATTTTTAATGTTTTGCGTAATTCTATATAAACTTTCAATATCTGATTTATTAGAATAATATATTTCTTTCAACTTATCAAATTGGGGTACCATATATCCTTTATTTGTTAAAGTCGTAGATGCTAATTTTTTTATGGAATAATCACAAGCGCGCAATAAAGCTAAAATCATTAATGTATCATTTAATACATCTTTATTATTAGAATGACCGTATGCATTCATAATTGTAATACAATTTATATCACCAATCATTAATTTAGAATCTAATTCCATAATTTTTTTACCTAGTAAAGTACCATAAAACGTATAATCAGTTAATTCTAAATTTTCATCTTCTATATCCTGTACATCTTTACCTTCAAAATTAACAACTTCTAACTTATTTTGTAAATTGAATAACATTCTTTTATAAAACTGAACATCTATTGTCTTAATTTTGGTGTCATCTATTTTTCTTTTAATAATCTGATTAAAACAGTTTCTAATAATTTTATCTTCTTTTGGATGAATTAGATAAAATTGACCATCTGTATCAAATAATTGTGTCAATGGAAATCCATCTATAAAAGTGTTAATATAGGTAAAATGCGTATGTTCTTTAAACGGAGAAAAATAAGGGTCCGGAAAATATATATCATCGAGTGGTTTATTATTTAATGTAAATTGTTTCTTAATAATATGAAAAATACCTTTTTTATAAAATTCAAATTCTTCTAATTTATTATTAGAATAATTACCATGAATTTTAACAAAAGCATATTCCTCTTTTTTCACTGTTTGTTCAATATAAGCATGCCATTTCTCAAATGAAATGTTTTCATGTGGGTCATACATTCTAGGATAAATCATACTTATTGCTGTTTCTTGCTTATTATTAAAAATTTTACTTGATGAAAGCTGACTAAAAATAAGAGATGGATCTTGTTGTGTAATTTTATATTTTGGTTTAACTCTAGCTCTTGCATTTTTTTTATACATAAAATAAACAGTACCATCACCTTTACGACCTACCCGACCTTTCCTTTGTATTCTACTTGCTTCGGAAATCTTTTCTACCTGTAGCTTAGATTGATTTAATTTTTCATCAAAACTTGCTTCTTTAGCGTATCCGTTATCAATTACATATTCTAATCCGGGAATAGTAATAGATGCTTCAGCCACATTAGTTGCAACTATAATAGAACGTTTATAAATACCAGTTGGAACAGATGGGTCTTCAATATACTTACTTCCCCATTCTTCATGAATTTTATGCCGATGATTTTTAATATCAAAAATATTTTCATTTATTTTACCTACCATATCCTTATATCTTTCATTCATAGCACTATAATATGGTAAAGCTATATTACCCGCTGGCAAAATTGTATTTAGTGTTTTTACGGCTTCAATAATTTCACCTTGTCCTGTAGAAAATAATAAAATTTCACCTGTAGAACTTCTATTGCAAATTTCTAACACTAACTTGAAACTTTCTTCCTGTGCTATTATAGAATTTTTTAGTTCATCGGGGTTGCCTTTTATATTAACTTGATTTTCTAACAAATCTCGATAAACTTCGGTAATAGTATATTGTGTCGTTTCACCAGGAGGTGATATATGAAAACGTCGGTCCATATAAATTGACAATGGTAAAAAGTTATTTACTTCCT